AAAAATTCTTCTGGTGGTACAGATACTACCTTAACCTGCCCATCTACTTTAGTTCTTTTTACTTTAACATCGTGTTCAATAATAGCTGGAGATATTAAAGTACCAAAATCATCAACTTGTTGTTTTTGTATAATAGTTTCTGTGTGTTCTACGACTTCTAAATCATCATTTGCTAATATAGATTGGTATTCTATTTCGGTTAGGTTTTCATATGTTTCATGAGATACCTCTTTTTTTTCTTCCCAAAAATGCTTAATGACTCCTGTCTTAGATATTAACGCATCTTTAAAGGCATCGTATAGCACCTTAAAGCCGTTATTTTGCTTGTTAAAGACATAGTTGACATAATCGGTAGCTTGTTGTGCCATCTCGACATCTTCAGGGCCTTGTGGCTCAAATTCTGCTACATTGTTATGGGTTGTAAAGATACGCATTAATGATGGCATAATGTATTCAATCGTATCTCTAACATCAGTTGTAACAATCTCAGATCGACCTTCTATCTCGTTACCAAAAGGTTCTCCGAGATAATACTTCATAGCATCTTCTCTTTGTTCTGAAAGCTCAGTATTAAAGTCGCCTGAAGCAGACTCTATCTCATTACTCAGTTTTGATGCTAATTCATCATCGGTCATTTTTTTAGCCATTATTTATCCTTATTAAATTTATCTTTAAGTCTTTGTGCTGCTGTTTTTCTAGCTTTTTCATTGTCTTGATTTGCTTTTCTTATTGCTTTTTTGTCAGTAAAGAAAGAATCTGTATATCTTTTAATCCTATCTTTATTTTTATAAATCTTTTTACCAGCTTTGATTAAAGTAAGTATTGCCATTTATTTTCCGTACCTTTTTTTAAATTCTTGAGCTTTTGTCATTCCAGGAACAAGAGATGCTCCTATAGCCCTCTGCCCCATTTGCCCCATTGTGGCTTTTCTAGCCATATCCCTTTTTATTTTAAATTCTCTATCTCGATTTCTTCTTTCACGAAGTCTTTGTTCTTCTACCCTTCTTCTCATTTTTTCTTCCATTATTATTCTTCTTGACATAATGTTCTCCTATACGACTGCGACATCAGGGCCTAATCTACCCTTTCTATCCCATCGTGATCCTTGTGTTGTTGAATGTCTTAGACTCATAGCTGCATATCTTGTCGCTGCCATTAAGTCATCTTTAAGTTTGACCAGTTTACCATCTTTACGATGATACATACGATACTCCTCAAACCAGTCATAGAGGGTATTAAATACTTTAAATCTACCATGTTCCATACGATCTAGCATTTCCATAAGACCTGCTTCAACCGAATTACCCCCTTTTTTCTCGCCAATCGCTGGTGGGTTTTCAAAGTGGAAAGGTAGCATATTAACATAATTATCACGATACTGTTCAGCTAGAGTAACACCTGAGCCTTTATCGTGTTGGTAGCCATCATGTGGCCATACTATAGGGATATAGTCGCTACCTTCCCTTTCATTGATATGACTTGCATGATAACTAGGTATTTGTTTAGCCATACGATAACAATCGTAAACGTATACAATATCCTTATCCCTATCCCATGCTAACCATACTACGGCTGTAGGGTGGTCATATCCAAAATCTATCGCTGCAATCCTTGCAAAATGAGGAGGTATGGTAAAAGGCTCTATAGCTAGATTGTCCTCATCTATCGGAAAGACTAGCCCTGATCCTATCATCGGTATTCCCTTTGACCTCATATCACGTTCATGTTGAGGTAGGGCAGCTAAAATCTGTTCTTTCATATCCTCGGTTAGGTGTTCTGCATCTTCCCAACCTGCTGTCAACAATGACTGTCCTGGTCTTAAATTTGAGGTAAAACTCTGTACTACCTCGGTCATACCTGATTCAGGGGTAAAGGTCATATAGACCTGTCCTTGTCTGTCTAATGTCCTTGTAATACATTGTGAGTAGATATCTTGTGGAGGTTCTTCATCGAGCCAAATAAGGTCTAAACTCTCCCCCATAAATTTTTCACTACCTTGCTCGTAGGCTTTAAAGGCTACCCTAGACCAACCACCTGATTTATGCTTAACCATAACTGATGAATGGGCATTAGGTACGCCAGGCTTTCTAGTGGTTTCACCAATAAGGTGTTTAGGGATTGATCCTTTGCCTTTATCTCTAGGGTTATCAGGTTGCCCAAATAACTCCTTTTGACAGATATCTCTAGTAGTTTCATTAGAAGCCCCACACACCCAAGCTTTAATGGGCTTATCGAACTTCTTACCTTTCCACCATCTTGGGTACAGTCCAGTTAGATGAGCTGCCATCTCCATAGCTCCCACATAGGACTTACCTACCCTATTTGCTGCCATCAATAGCCTCTGTGAGCAATCCTTACCTGCTTTATGGAATCTTTTTTGAAACTCGTAGGGTTGGTAGTAGTTTAATCTATTCTCCTCTTGTCGCTTGTTTAGCTCCTCTAGGATTTGTTGTGCTCTTTCTCTAGACATAATACTCCACCTCTAATACTATAGATTTTTTTTAATATTGCAAATCAAATCGGCATATCTTGTGTTTTTTTTATTTTATATCACAACATATAGTGTGTATGGATATATTTTATTAGTATTGATATTACCCTCCAGTATAGGAATGGGACTATATATATAATCACGCGTGTGCATGGGGGGTTGTCGCGTGTGATTCTTATTATTTACCGATCTACCAATAGATAACAATATTTATTGTTGAACGCTTAAAGAATTGAGAATAATAGGCTCTTATAGGCTAGTTATAAGCTTTTATTTAGATAGAGTAGTTAGAAGATAGGAACTTCTTTACTCCATACCAGAATACACCTATATAAGATAATGCTTATAAGTCTAACTACTGTAATAGCTATATATTACTTATATCTTGTCTATGTATGTATAGTAGATAAAGGCTATAGAGTCTTTTAGCCGAGTCGATCCAGTGTTATTTTATTTTTAGACAAGTAAAAACAAAAACCTAGTATTTTCAAGTCTTGTAGCGTGATATGAGCGAGTGTTTTACCATTTTATTGGGCTGTAGCGTGTTTTTTATAAAGTCATGTTTTAAATTCGAGGTTTTTTTACCATTTTATTGGCTCTTAGCGTGTTTTAGGCTCTACCTGGTAAAATCTTACATGGATATTTATAGGTATTTACTTGATAACATAGATATATTTCTATATTATTAAGTTAATTAATAAATAAAGGTAAATATATTATGAATTATGAATATAAAGAATATGGAATTATTTTAAGTCTTAGTGGTAAACATTATTGTCATTCAATAGATGATGCAATATCTACAGGTTTTGAGATTATACATACTTTCAAAGCAATTAGTTTGAATAGTGCTAAAAGAAAAACCAAGCATATATTAAGAGAATTAGAGTTATATGGAGAGGTTATATAAATATGAAACTAACAAATAAAGACTTAACTATAATATTTGAACATTTAGACAATGGAATAAAACCCAATGATCTAGACAAAGTGTGTTCAATATTTGCAAATGTTAAAAACAAGTATCAAAGATCATCAATCATTGATCTTTATAATTCAATAAGAGAGGTTAAATAATTATGAATCGATACGAATTCTGGGATAAAGAAAATGGTTTTTATGGATATGACAAGTATTCTTTAAATGCTAATCAATCTACTAAAAAAGTACAAAAGATATTAAAAGAATTTATCAATAGAGGATATAAGTATTCTTTATCGTGTACTGATGCCGATCTATACCCTATAACAACAAATACAGATATATTGAAAATTGCACAATCTATAGATGATGATACTTGTATTAATATATATAAAGATCGTGAATGTATAGGTTGTATTGATTTTCAACCATATCACAATGTTAATGAGTGTATTTCTGATTATTCATGTTCTTTAGATGATATTGTAGATATAGAAAACTGTTAAATAAATCATTATATATATATTAAAGAGTCATAGGAATATGGCTCTTTTTTTTGTCTGGGACTATTGACTATCAAAAAATATTTCTTTAGTATATTCATAAATGAGTGAAATCAATAAATCTTTAAAGGTGGTAAAGAAAAACCTTAAAACTCATACAAATCAAGAGTATGATGAATTTGATGCTAAAATAGATGCTTTGTCAGAATGGAATGATGTTCTAGATGATGAAGATAGAAAACACGCTTTTAGAGGAGATAGTTAAATTATGGAATTATTTGCCTTAATATTTGCATTGATAATTTTAATTAATATTTTATCTATTATTTGGTAAAAATAGATTATTATATATGATAAAGCCCTTAGAATTTTCTAGGGGCTTTTTTTTATGGTTATATATGGTTATTTGTTAGATTCTATTATATTTAATAGATATTCTTTAAATTGGCTAACGTTTTGATTCATGGTTGATTCATCTTTAATACCATTGTATTTTATAACTTGAATCCATGTATTAAACGCTTTATATGAAAGCGGGATTTCATTCACATATTCATTCAAAAATATCCATTTATTTTTATTTTCTAGTCTTTTTTCATTAGCTAGTTTTATAAACTCTATCGTATTCATTGTCTTATTTGCTCCTATTTTTACGATCCTTTAATACTTTCTTGGCATTTTTCAATCGTAAGTTATTATCATCACTATTTAAAAAGCTAGATATGGGAAGTTCTAAGGCTTCTATCATTGCTTTTAACTCACATGTAGTTTTATTCTCTAATATTTTAATATTCATTGCTTTACACTCCTATTTATTAAATTAAATTATTATTGGCATATTCTGATAGTTTTCTAGATATATCAGAGTAATTATTTTCATTGATATTTTTGCATAGTTTTTTGGTTAATTCTTTAAAACTGTCATCTTCCATTAATGAATCAAATATTGCTGTAGTTTCATTTTCTACATCACTTATTACACAATTTATTAAAAAGTTTTTCATGTTTATTCACTCCTATTTTCATTAATAATTTTAGCTATTCCAATACTATTACCATTGTAATCAAATAATTTAATCTGTTCTTGACTCCATAGCCTGTTATTATTAATCAATTCTTTTAATATCCTTGATATTTCTTCTTCTTTGTCAAATTCAAAGGCTTGATTATCTGTATTTATTTCAATATTTATTTTCATTTTTATTTACTCCTATTCTGATTAATTGTATATGTCCAATCCAGGCTAGAATCAAAATAATTTATAATATAATGCCTAGCCTCAAAGTCATTCTCAGCTTTAAAAACTCTAACATCATTTTTATTATCTATGTATTTAGCCTTGCCTATAGCTATATATTCAATCATTTTTATTTACTCTCTAATTGGTTATTTTCAGGATTAAAATATCTAACAGTTTCTCCCATGTATTTACCATGAGTATCATATCTGGGGGCTGTTATTGTATATCTACCCTTATATTCTGGAAAAACTTTAAAATCTTTTAATGTTTGATTAAAAAACTTCATTGTTTTTCTACTAAAAAAATATGGAGATGTTTCCATACTTAATCTTTTTATATCGTATATAGTCAATTTTTTATCATTCATAACTATTTAACCTCTATATTTATTAGTTATCTTATTAGAACATAATTTCAAACACTATGTAAAGAAATATTTTTATATAATATGTTCTTTTGTTTTATCCTGAAATATGCTTAATATTATAAATTACAGCTAAGATTTAATTAAATTGGCTTGAATTGGCTTGAATGAATGAACGGCTGAGATTGAATGGATCACTTCCATGTGATCCTATGAGGAAAATTAAATATTGTACTTTTTTTTGTGAGCTTTGGCGAATCTCTCTTGGTCATTTGCTGTAAAGACTTTAGAATTTAATCCATAAGATTCTCTAACTTCATTGATCTTATTGCAATAACATTGCCATTCTACATTTAATTCAGGTATATCTGGCTCTTTATTGAATATCTTATCAAAGCCTTTATTGAATTTGGCTTGGTCTTTAATTCGACTTCGAGATCCTTTACTCATAATATCTCCTGTTAATTTATTGGTTTAAATCCTAGAAATTTATTAATATCTTTGTCTGAATATTTGCGTTTGAAAGGGTTATAGATTTTTCTCTTCAATCTTTCTATTTCTTCTTCCTGGTGGTTGCATACTTTTTTTAGTGCTACAACCAATCGAATCAAACCTGATTTTGTAAATTTATTCAGTCCTTTCTCTTCTTCTCTACTCATCGTTTTTCTCCTTTTTTTGTTGTTAATTCTATTTTATAATCATTCCCATTTGTTTCATCATCTACATAACAATGGTTTATAACTATGCTATGTTTTTGTAACAAATCATTTATTTCTGCTAATGTAGCCATATCAAATTTACCTAATGAT